GCCGATCCTGCGAGGCGGGCTGCGGCGGTAGCTGGCCCAGCGCTCGCGGCAGGCTGCGGCATCGTACTTTGCCGAGGTCGAGGACCACCCGTCGAACACGTCGAAGCCCTGGCCGGCGGTGGCGGCGAAGACAGCCATGCCGACGCGGTTCCAATCCTCCCAGTGCAGGTCGGGGTTCGGGATGGACTGGAGCGCCAGGGCGACCGCCTCGGGCGTGCCTTCGAGCACGGGGTTGGCCATCGGCGCCGCCGCAGGCCCCTGGTCGGGCGCACCCACCATGTCCGGCGGCAGGATCTCGCGGACGCGCCGCAGAACCTCCTCCAGCTGCTCGGCCGTGCAGGGCGGGAGATTTTCCAGGGGGATGTCCGCCAGATGCTCGATCGGCCACGCGTAGGGCTTCTGCGTGTCGGGGTGCGTGGCATAGGCCACGAACTGCTGGCCCTCGCCGAGCACCTCCAGCGGCCCGACGCGGCGCTTGCGCATGCGCCCGCCGACGGCGCGGTAGTTCAGCATCATCTTCGGCGCCCGCCCGACCCGCACGGCCGGCGTCTCGCCCAGAACGCCGACGATGCAGGAGCGCAGGCGGAAGGATAGCTCCTCGTCGAGCGTGTCGATGTCGAAGCCGATGGTGTCGCCGCACATGATGCCAATGCCGGCGCCAGGCCACCGCTTCCACAGGTTGACTTGATAGGCGTTCGCGGGCTGGTCGAGGTAGCGCTCCCACGACTGCATGTTCCGCCAGCCGCTGGAGGACGACCAGACGCCGGGCTTCTTCGTGCCCGGCATGATGGGGATGATCGAGTAGCCATTGTCGATCAGGCGCTCGCCATGGAGCGCGAAATAGTTGGGGCTGTCGGACATCAGAGGGGTGCCACCGTCACGGTCAAACAGGGCTGCTGGGAATAGGTCTTGCGGGCGATGATCTCGACGACCTGCGCGTCGTCGCGGAAGACCACCGTGTTCAGCGCGTCGAGCGCCGCCTTCACGGTGTTGTCGAGGTCGGGGCGTTTCATCGGGAAGGCGCGCTGCGCGAGCGCATCGGCGACGAACCGCTTCGGGGCGGAGCGCGGGATCCCGAATTGCGCGTCGACCTCGATGCGGACGGGCCCCTCGAACGGCAGGACGCCGGCGTCGGCCATGGCGGTCTGCGCCTCGTGGCGGATCATCGCCTCGTACATGCGGGTCTTCTGCGGCGTGAAGGCGACGGCGCGGCCATTGGCCAGCCGGCCGATGCGGGCGCGGCCCTTGGCCTGGGGCTCGCCGGCGATCTTGATGACGAGCAGCTGCATCGGCAGGGTCATGTGAAGTCCCACGCTCTCAGGCCGAGGCCGGTGTGCTTGTTCAGCGCGTCCAGCGAAGCCGGCGACGGCACGACGCTGGCGCGCAGCCACTGGTGAACGGAGGTGTGGTGAACGCCGATCGCGCTCGCGGTGGCCGAGGCTGTGACGCCCTGGCTTCGCATCCAGCGAATGAGATCGGCGGCGCCCTTGGGGAGGTGATCCGTCTCCTCCCAGATGGTCACGGGAACGTGACCGCCCGTATGCTTCTCAATCAGCAGCGCGAGACGCGGGTGAGGGGTGCGATTGCCCTGCGCCCAGCGCCAGACTGCAGCGCGGGAGACCCCGATTTCCTCGGCGAAGTCTGCGTAGGTTCGCTCGTTCCGAGCGAGCCAGTCCTTCAGGTTCATTCCGGTTGTCCTAGCATATTGGCGCTTAACACGCTGAAAATACGTCCACGTCCGTCTACCGGCGGAGCGGACCCTCTGGTGTAGCCTGGACGATGTACGCCCGGCCCGGTCGCTGTCAATATGTCAACGGGGGTGTTGACAGGCCGGCGACGGGCTGCCTATGTTCGGGACGTGCCGCGCCACGAAGCGCAACACAACCCGAACCTGAACCGAACCGGAACCGCTGCCATGACCATCAAGAACCGCACCCTCGCCGACGTCGCCGCCGACCTGATGGTCGCCCGCTCGCTCGAGAAGAGCGCCACCGAACAGCGCATCGCGGTCGAGGAAGAGCTGATCTCCCTGCTCGGTGCGAAGGCCGAGGGCGCCGACACCCACAACATCGGCCCCTACAAGGTGGTCATCACCGGCAAGCTGAACCGCAAGCTGGATCTGAAGCGCTACGACCAGATCGTCGATCGCATCCCCGAGGCTCTGCGCCCGGTGAAGATCAAGCGCGAGCTGGACGCGACCGGCGTCAAGTACCTCGCGAACAACGAGCCCGACATCTACGCCCTGCTCGCCAACTCCGGCGCGCTGACGGTCGAGCCCGCGAAGACGAGCGTCACCATCATCCGCACGGAGGACTAATCCATGGCCATCAGCCTAAACTCGCTGCGCCGCACTGGCGTGGCACGCCCGCCTCGCATCGTGCTGTACGGCACGGCCGGCATCGGCAAGACCACGTTCGCGGCGGGCGCCGATGCGCCCGTCTTCATCCCGACCGAGGAGGGCCTGGACGCGATCCAGTCGGACGCGTTCCCGCTCTGCAAGACCTTCGAGGATGTCATCGACTGCATCGCGGTCCTGATCAGCGAGGAGCACAAGTTCCGCACGGTCGTGCTCGACAGCGCTGACTGGACCGAGCGCCTCGTTCACGGCCGCGTCGCCGCCGACAACAACGTCGCGACGATCGACGCCATCGGCTACGGCAAGGGCTACAAGGCTGCTGTTGACTACTGGCGGCAGATCCTCGACGGCCTGGACGTGCTGCGGAACGAGAAGGGCATGCAGGTGATCCTGCTCGCTCACTCGCAGATCAAGCGCTTCGACGACCCGCTGGCCGACCCCTACGACCGCTACCAGCTTGACCTGCACTCGGCGGTGGCGAGCGTCGTCACCGAGTGGTGCGACGTGCTGCTGTTCGCCAACCAGCGGTACAGCACGGTGAAGTCGGAGGTCGGCTTCAACCAGAAGGTCACGCGGGCGGTCGGGAACGGCGATCGCGTGATCTACACGCAAGAGCGGCCGGGCTGGCACGCGAAGTCTCGCTGGTCACTGCCCGACACCCTGCCCCTCGACTACTCGAAGTTCTCCGCGTCCTTGATGGACGCGATGACGAACATCCAATCCGAAGCCTGAAACCCAGAAAGGAACGCACACAATGGCACGCCTTGGCTTTACCTTCGACAGCTCCAACCAGCAGGGCCAGGACGCAAGCGACGTCCTCCCCGCCGGCGACTACCTGATGCAGGTCGTTCAGTCCGAAGTCCGCGCGACCAAGGATGGGTCCGGCCAGTACGTCTGGCTCGAGTTCGACATCCTCGATGGCGAGCACCAGGGCCGCAAGTACTGGGAGCGCCTGAACATCTGGAACGCGAACCCGACGGCGGCGGAGATCGCCAACCGCGCGCTGACCTCGCTCACGCGGGCCTGCGGCATGGTGGCGATCGAGGACACCGATGATCTGCACTTCAAGCCCATCAAGGTCCGCATGGGCGTCAGCAAGCGCAAGGACACGGGTGAGCTGCAGAACCGCGCGACCTTCCTCCCGCCGCAGGACGGTGGTGCTTCGCAGGCCCCGGCTCGCGCCCCCGCCGCTCCGGCGGCTGGCCGTCCGGCCCCGACCGCGTCCGCCGGCGCGAAGGCGCCGCCGTGGGCCGCTCATCGCCGCTGATCGACCGGGCGGGGCTTCGGCCCCGCCCACCCTCTCGCGAGCGCAGGACCATGGCCAAGCTCCCACCCATCCCCGCGACCACTGTCGGCGCGATTTACGCTGCCTACGAGGCCGCGCGCGAAGACCACCGGCGCGGGCACCTCGGCGCGTCCCTGATCGGCGGCGAGTGTGATCGCGCCTTGTGGCTCTCGTTCCGCTGGGCGTCGACGCCGCAATTCGACGGCCGCATGCTGCGGCTGTTCCAGACCGGCCACGCGGCCGAGGCCCGTTTCATCGCCGACCTCCGCCGCATCGGCGTGACGGTCCATGAGACCGATCCTGAGACCGGCCGTCAGATCTCCATCTCCGCCGTCGGCGGGCACTTCTCAGGCTCCCTGGATGGCGATGAAACG